ATCGTAACCTATGGCAGTCCTGGACAGAGGCTATCAGACCTACTCTTACCGATCTGAAAGGGGATGCGTGGTTTATGTCTACTCCGAAAGGTAAGAATGACTTTTACAAATTGTGGATGCGAGGGCAGACAGGTGAGCAGGATTGGATGAGCTGGCAGATGCCTACCCTTAGCAATCCGCATATTGATCCAACAGAGATTGAAGCAGCAAGGCGCGACCTTCCTGAATTAGCTTTTAAGCAAGAATACTTAGCTGAATTTAACGACAACGTTGCAAATCCTTTCGGGTTAGAATACATTAGAATATGTACCGGGCAAATGTCACGAGAACCATCTGTCTGCTTTGGGATCGACCTTGCAAAGTCTTTTGACTGGACTGTCATCATTGGATTGGACAGGTTTGGTGTTGTGAGCTATTTTGAGCGCTTTCAGAGACCCTGGAACGAAACGAAAGAGATAATCTCACGTTTGCCAAAAGGAGCGATTAAAATCGATTCTACAGGGGTAGGTGACCCGATCACAGAGGACATTCAACGTGTACGCTCTGACGTACATAGTTTCAAGTACACATCGACATCTAAACAACAACTTATGGAAGGGTTAGCGGCTGCCATTCACCAAAGGAGGGTTATCTTTCCTGAAGGTACGATAAGAGCAGAATTAGAGTCCTTTGAATATCAGATGACAGGAACAGGTGTTAAGTACACAGCTCCTGCCGGCTTGCATGATGACTGCGTAAACGCACTTGCCCTCGCCTGGAGTATGTATGTTCAGGATAACGGAGGTCAGGTTAAATATAGCTTTTTATGAATTGGAATCAAATCACAGTCAGGCAGTATCAGGCGATGCTACCTGTTATCGAAGATCAGAACTTCACAGAATTAGATAAGCTCGTAAAGGTCATCTGTATTCTTACCGGAAAGCCTGAAGATGAGATCGATAGCTGGCCATTGAATAAGCTTAATGAGTATAAACACCTATTCGAACATGACTTTAAGAAGGAAGTGAAAAAGCGTGTTAAGGTGAATGGTAGATACTATCGCTTTGTGTGGCAAATAGAGCGCCTTCCTGCTGCCCGATACATTGAGGCGAAGACATACAGCCAAGAGGGATTTATGCCGAATTTACATCGTTTAATGGCTTCCTGCGTCATGCCACAGAAAAAGATCCTGTTTTGGTACTTTGATAAGAAGTATAATGCAGCGGATCACGAGAAGTACGCTACTGATTTATTGGATGCTCCTTTCCCCTTCGTTTACAATGCCTGTGTTTTTTTTTGTCATGTATTCGTGAAGTGGACAGAAACTATCCTGTCCTATTCGGAGAAAGAGCTGAAAGGGAAGATAACGAAGAACCAGATGAAAGTATTGAGAGAGTCTTTCAAAGATATTATGGGTGGATTTATTCCGCCACCATTGTCGCAGATCACGAGCGAATCAGTTTAGATCAGGCTTTTGAACTTCCTGTGTTACAGTTCCTGAATGGGTTGGCCTACATGAAGATGAAAAATAAATTAGAGGCTAAACAGATGGAAGATTTGAAAAAAAGAAAATAAAGTACTATATTTGTTTTGTAATTGCTAAATTTTCCATATCGAGCTGGGTTTCTACCCGGCTTTTTTATTATATTTGCAAAGTCATTGTTTAGTTTAGTTTACTGCTCCCCTGCCTTTTTAGGTGGGGGTTTCTCTTTTTGAGGTATTTAATAGCATGGCAAGTATTGCTCAAGCACAGGCGGCATTCTTAAAAGCAGGGGGGTTAGAAACAGGCGGTATTGACAGACCAGCTATGCGTCAGGTCGATCCTATGCAAGAGATATTGAGCAAATATATTGTTGAGTTTCTGCAGACAGCATCTGACAATCTGAATAAGACCGATTCGATCACTACAGGAAATCTTGAAAACAGTTTAGACTTTGACATTACAAGAACAGCAGGCGGTTACAGGATCGACTTTAAGGCACTCGATTATTACAAGTTTGTCGACAAAGGTGTAAGGGGAGCAGGGACAAGCAGAAAGAACAGCACTTCGCCTTATCGGTTTAGAAGCATCATGCCTTCAAAAAGTCATATTACAGCTATTGAAAAGTGGATAATAAGAAACAGGCTAACAGCTACTGCGAGGGATGTAAGGAGGTCAGGTGCAATAGGTAGGGAACGCAAAGCAATTGATCCTACAAAGGGAAGAAAGTCGCTTGCATTTGTCATTGCTAAAAGTATAAAAAGAGATGGTCTATACGCTACTAACTTCTGGTCAGATGCATTCGATAAGACTTTCCAGGACTTCGGCCAGCAGATGACAAAGGCACTCGGTCAGACAATAACAGTAAGCTTAGAGCAGATGAAAACAGATTTACAATCAGGCAAAGGGGTTAAAATATAAAATATGAGTATAACTATTTCACAGTCACCATCAGCATACAAGTCAGCACATGAAGAGGTGTGGCACGTGGTTGAATCTACCAACAAAGCTACTGCCGGCTTTCAATATGTATTTGATATTTACAAGTCAGGCAACCTAATTACAAGGGTTAAGAATAGCCCATACGGAACAGGCAAGTATGGTGTTTTAGATGTTGGCAATATTGTAAGGGCCACATTAGAGTCAGGTAATGTCTTATCTAATGTAGATGTATTCTCTTTTGATACTGCAGAACAGATGGGTGCTGAAGAGTTCTGGACTGAATACGATGTAAGGTATGGTGAGGTAAGCGGCGGAGTTACAACGACAAACATCGCATCAGGTACGTATAAGGTATATAACAATTACAATCGCAGCATATTTGATCGGAAGCAGTCTGAAATTACAGGTGCAATGATCCTAAGCAATAGACCTGCTGACTCTTATTGGTATGCCGGTGAGCCGATTGTTATGTCTGTTTTCCTTCCTTCAGGGCAGACTTTTGCAAGACAGGAGAAGTACAGCGGATCGGTTCAGAGTTCACATACGCATACAGGAAACGGGAACGCTTTTGTTTTCGGTTTTATTCCTTCTAATGAAGACACTACCTTTCAGCTATCTGGTAGCGTGTCAGGTGTTATAGGCACTCGCAACTTTAAAAAGAAGTGTGTTAAATACGATCCATACACTTTGGTATTTTTAAACGCATTCGGAGCTTTCGATTCATTCACTTTTGTACATGGTAAGTTATTCAATGACAATGAAAAAAAGAAGTTCGAGCAGTTCAAATGGACTCTGTCAGGTGGTCAAATGGTCGACAAAATAGGATTTTCTTACAACGAATCTTCTAAGGTATATGCCGGCAAGTACAGCCAAAAGATGCAATTAACATCAGACATCCTTAGCACAGGTGAATATGACTGGCTTGCTGAATTGATAAATAGTCCTTTGGTTTATTTGCTTGAGTCTAATGGTCAGGACTTCTACCCTGTAATGATCACAGACACAAACTATGAGTTCAAAGATGACAGGATTAACAAAGCCGATACTTTGACAGTAAACATTGAATTTTCAACAGATAATAACGTTCAATTCCGTTAATATGTACGAACTATTTATCGAAGGTCAGAGGGCAGATATTAACGAACAGATCAGCATTCAGCTGACCTATGCGATTGACGATATTAGAAACTTTGCCTCAAGGGAGACTACATTTAGCAAACAGATCGTTTTACCTGGCACAGGCAATAATAACACTATCTTCGGTCACATTGCTGAGATGGGCAGCAACAATCCTTATTCACCTGGACAGCCTAATATTGGTGCCGCTTTCAACGTAGCACAGACAAGCAGGGCAGAATTGAGGCTCAATGGTCTGTTAGTACTTAGAGGCATTTTCAGACTCACAGGGATTATCAAAGAGGGAGATATGCTTGAGTACGAAGGTGCTTTGTTCGGTGAGCTGTCTGGGTTAATGGCAGAGATCAGTAATAAGAAACTTGAGGACTTAGACTTCAGCGATTACGATCACGTATGGAATCACACTAACATCTCAAATAGCTGGGATAATACTCCAGGAAGCGGTTACTTTTATCCGCTTATTGATTACGGATATTATAGGGAGACTGCTGTAATAAGTGGACTTAATGATGATTACGAAGTAGGTACTTTGCGTCCTGCTTTTTATGTAAAGGAATACATTGACAAAATATTTTCAGAGTCAGGTTATAGCTATACTTCTTCTTTTTTTAATACTGATTATTTCAAATCTCTTATCATTCCGCACAATGCTAAGGAGTTAACGAATAACGATCCTATCGCTTTGGACAGGAATGCAGATGAGAATATTACAGTTTCTTCACGAACTTATTCAATTCCTTTTGTTTTTGGTGACTTAGGTCTGTTTACTACTTCAGATAGTAAGACTTTCACTTTGGGCGGTTCATCAGGTATAAATGCAAAGATCACAGCAGAAATAAACGTGCAGACTTATGATGGCTTTGCTAATGATGTGCGCTTGCAGATTAGAAAGGGAAGCACTACTTTAAAAGAGATAACATTCGGCGCAGTAGGTGTGCATACGGTCACTATTGAGGATATTATCCTTAGTGTAGGGGATACTATCTCAATCAGATTTGCAGACCTGACATTAGGTGCTGAGATGTACTATACAGGCAATTTGCTTGTCACTACAACGACGCCTGTACAGGTTTTGGCTGTTTATGAGTCAATGCTTTATGTAAACGATAGCATTCCGAAAGGTATATTTCAGAAAGACTTTTTAGCGTCAATATTTAAGATGTTTAATCTTTATGTTTATGAAGATAAAGAGAATGAGAAGATGCTTAACATAGTTCCTTATGTGGACTTCATGAGTTCTACTGATCTTGACTGGACTTACAAGGTGGCAAGGGATAAGAGCTGGCAGATCATTCCTATGGGTAACCTGAATGGCAGAATCTTTGAATACAAGTACAAAGATGACTCGGACTTTTATAATGAAAGCTATCGTAAAAAGTTTAATCAGAATTACGGGGATAGGCAATTTGATACAGGCTTTCAATTCTCAAATGATAAGCAGACTACTGAGATAATGTTTGCCGGATCACCTTTGATTAAATATGACAGCTCTGATAAATATGTAGTTCCTATCTATAAAAAGTCGAATGAGCTATCTGCTGAAGATAGGATGGATTCTAACATAAGGATTCTGTTTAGTAAAAAGCTTTCATGCGATAGCTGGAATATTAAATCTTTTTTAGGGAATCATCCTAAGACTTCGTATGGCTATGCCGGTCACCTGAATGATCCTATCTCACCTACTCAGGATTTGAACTTTGGCGCACCTTCAGAGGTTTACTTTACTGCCGGCACGTATCCTTCACAGAATCTTTTTAACAGGTTCTGGAGCAGTTATATTGCTGAAATAGCAGACAAGGATAGTAAACTATTGACTTGCTATGTTTATCTCAAGCCATTGGATGTGACGCAATTAGATTTCAGTAAAGCGGTATTTATTGATGGGATTAGGTTTAGGTTGAATAAGGTTATGGATTACGATGTAACGAATAATGAACTTGTAAAGGTTGAACTTTTAAAAATAATTGATAATGGCTAACACGGTAATAGGGGCAAGTGTACAGGTAGAGTTTCAGTCGGTAGGTAGTATGAGAAAAGCTATTAAAGAAGCTACAAGCGAATTAATAGCAATGCAGGAGCAGTTCGGAAAGACTTCACCTCAAGCCATTGCGGCGGCTCAAAGAATTGCTCAATTAAAAGATAGAATACAAGACGCAAAAGAGCAGGCTGACTTATTCGATCCAGGTAAAAAATTTCAGGCATTCGCAAACGCTGCTTCTACTGTTGCATCAGGCTTCTCTGCTGTTCAGGGTGCAATGGCATTAGTAGGTCAGGAAAGTGAAGACTTGCAAAAAACACTCGTTAAAGTTCAGGGTGCAATGGCTTTAGCACAGGGGTTAAGTGCTGTAAAGGATGCAGGCAAGGCATTCGATGAGATGAAAGTCGTTGCTGTAAATGCTTTTCGTGCGATTAAAGGCGCAATAGGAAGTACGGGGATTGGTTTGCTTGTTATTGCTCTGGGTACTATTGTTGCTTATTGGGATGAAATTAAAGAGGCTGTGACAGGTGTTAGTGAAGAGCAGAAAAAGTTAAATGAGCAAGCTGCCAAAAGGGCTACTTTAGCGGAGAAAGAACTTGACAGATTAGAACGATCAACTGAAACACTAAAAGCACAGGGAAAAACAGAAAAGGAAATAATAGGACTTAAGATCGCAAAAGTTCAGCAGATCATAAAAGCTACTCAGGAGGAATTAGATGGAAAAAAGAAAATTAAAGATGCAGAGATAGCACAGGCTGAAAGGTATAATAATTTGATAAAGCAGGCTGTTCGTGTAGGTATGGAAATTAATACAGCAGTTCTTCGTGCGCTTGCTGTACCTCTTCAGCTTGTTATTACTGCTGTAAATAGCGTATCTGAAACTCTTGGTTTTGGTAAAGTTGCAGCAATTGATCTGCAACAGGAAATTACTAATTTGAACAAAACCACTGCTGATTATGTCAGCAATTTAATTATAGATCCAAAAGAAACAAAGGATAATTTAGATAAAAATATTTCTATACTTGAGGATAAGTTAATAGATGCAAATGAAAAGTATAATACTTACAATAAACAAATAACTGAAGGTAACAAAGCAGCATCCAAAAATATTTCAGATGAAAGGATGAATGCTGAAAAAGAGTTGACTAAGTTCATTGAAGAAGAAAACGATAAGCGTTTAACATCGACAATGACAGCTACTGAAAAAGAGCTGTTTGAAATTAGAAAACTTTACGATGAGAAAATAGCTTTAGCAAAGAAATACAATTTAGATACAGATCAGTTAGAGGCTTTGCGTTTATCTGCTATTTCTGAAGTAATAAACAAAGAGCAGAAATTACAAGAGAATAAATTATCTAAGCAGTTGGGTGACTTTAAAGCACAAGGCCCAAAATTAGGTTTAGTTCAAAAAGAACTTACTGCAAATGAGCAAAACGAAGCTAATACTCGAAAGCAAATAGCTGAAGACGAAGCTAACAACAGGATAGAATTAACACAGGCAATCGGCACAGCATTGGGTTCACTTAGCGATGTTGTAGGAAGGGAAACAGCAGCAGGAAAAGCTCTTGCAATAGCTCAAGCAACTATAAACACATTCTTAGGTATTACAGAGGTTTGGAAGTCAAAGGCTGTGCTTCCTGAACCATTCAACACAGCTACGAAGATCGCAGCAACTGTTACAACTGCTGCCGGTGGATTTGCCGCTGTTAGGAATATTGCAAAGACAAAAGTTCCAGGCGGTGGCGGTGGTGGCCCTACCCCTCCATCTCCAGGTAACCTTAACGCACCTTTATCGCCTGCACTTTCTCCTGCTGTGCAAGGTCAGGCACTTAACGCTGAAGCAATTAATAACATGAGCAATCAGTCTTTAAGAGCATATGTAATGAATTCAGACATACAAAACAATAATCAAAGAAACGCATACTTGCAGCGTAATGCAAGAATCGGATAACATGGAAACGCTACCACTTTTTAAATTGACAATAAAGGAAGACGAAAGCGCTGTGCAGGAAGTTAACGCAGTTGCATTGGTTGACATACCGGCAATAGGTGAGAACTTCTTCGCTTTTGAAAAACAGATATTTGTAGATCCAAAAGCAGGTGAATCTGAAGATGAATTCATTCCCCGCTGTATTTCATACATGGTAGGTGAGGGTAAAGATCAGGATCAGGCTGCTGCGATCTGTTACAGCACATGGGAGAACAAAGATCAAAAGTTTCAAGAGACATACAGCGACTATCCTAAGCAGGCAAGCGAGAACGCAAAGATAGCTTTGAGATGGGCGGAGGAGAACGGGTGGGGTGAATGTGGCACTCCTGTCGGAAAGGCAAGAGCAAACCAACTCGCAAAAGGTGAACCTATTAGCAGGGATACGATAGCACGAATGGCTGCTTTTGAAAGACACAGACAGAATAGTCAGAAAGACTTAGGAGATGGATGCGGTCGGCTTATGTGGTTAGCGTGGGGTGGTGATGCTGGCATAGAGTGGGCGCAGCGTAAACTTGAGCAGATAGATCGTCAAAAGATGCACGCTTTCTCTGTTGTGAATAGTGAAGAGCGAATAGTAGTTGGGCCTGCAATGATCCCAGATATGCCGATATACAGGAGAGATCACACAGGCGAATACTACGTTTTCTTTGACAAAAAGACTATTGAAACGATCGCTTTGAAGTTCTACGCAAAAGGGTTTCAGCAAAGCGCAAATGAGATGCACACAAAACCTGTTGAAGGAATTACTTTTTTCATGTCCTGGATAGCAGATGAAAGCAAAGGCATCCCAAAGATGAAGCAGTTTGAAGACCTTCCAGATGGGACTTGGTTTTTAGGCGCAAAGGTTATGAATGACGAGACATGGTCAAAGGTGAAGGATGGCACGTTTAAAGGCTTCAGCGTGGAGGGTATGTTTGACATGACAGAGGTTAAAATGAAGATGAAAGAAGAAGAGATAATTCAACAACTTCGTGACTTATTAAAAGACTTCTAAGTCTGTTGTGTTTGGTTTAGGTTTACGTTCCCCTGCCTGTTTTTACGGGTGGGGTTTTTTATTTGTATTTATGTTTATGAACATCCTAACACTAACACAAAAATTCAGCGGCTGTGGATATCACAGGCTCATGTTACCTGTCTCTTTAATGGAAAAAAAGTACGGTAGGATTACCGATAAGATGACAGATGAGCAATGGGAGGAGCATGAGTTTGACATCGTTTTTATTAACAGGGTATGGGAACAGGAAGACCTTTTGGAAAGGCGTAAAACAAAGGGATTCAAGCTTGTAGTGGATGTGGATGATTATTGGATTCTATCTCACGATCACCTTATGTACGATGGTTATAATGCTACAAATTTTGCAGCTCGGTTAATCAATCACATGAGAGAAGCTGATCTGGTCACTTGCACTCATGAAAGGCTTGCCGATGCTATTTATCCACATAACAAAAACGTGGAAATATTACCCAATGCCATCCCTTACGGACAGGTTCAGTTCAATGGTGAAAGGGTTTCAACGGATGCTGTGAAGCTCTTTTGGGCCGGTGGGATAACGCATGAATCTGATATAAAATTGCTACAAGCACCACTCAAAAAGCTATCCGGAAACATTCAAATGGTCATGGGTGGCTTTGCTGATTCAAACGATACAGAGCGTTATTATTGGCATCGTATGGCTAACTATTTCACAGCAGATCAGACATTGCCTCACACGTTAATTAGGGGTATGGATGTGTTCAACTACTACGAAATGTTCAAGCATTCGGACATCATGTTAGTGCCTTTGGTGAAGAACAATTTTAACGCTTACAAGTCGAATATTAAGCTTTTGGAGGCTGCTGGAAAGGCTCTTCCTGTCATCGTTTCTCATGTTGATCCTTACATCGGTTTTCCTGAAGATGTTGTCAAATATGTTAAAAAAAGTAGTGATTGGACTCGACATATTAACGAATTGGTGAACGATAAAGAGATGCGGGATGAACTTGGAATTTTATTGCATACATACTGCGCTAAGTACTTCAATTTCAATGAGATAAACGAAAAAAGAAAAGCGGCTTTTTTAAAGTTGTTGAGTTGAGTAAAATAGGGAGGGTAATAGGGTGGCTATTGGGGAGGGTATTAGGGAGGCTTATGCAAAGGAAAGGAAAGGAAAGGAAAAAAAGAAAGGAAATAAAGGAAAGTATAGTATGCGTTTTCTCGCATCTCAATTCAGTTTCTAAAAAGATTCATTTTTGAACGAAGTAGTACTACTTCACTACTACTTCCTACTACTTTAAATTCAACTTTTTACCACTACAAAAACACGCTTTTTCATTGGTAAATGTCTAATTTTTTTCGGTTTCGGTATATATGTGCATGATGAACCCAATCGAACTATTAGCACAGGTTAAAAAACTTGTATTTCAAGAAGAGACAGAGGGTGCGCCAAGTTACAGCTTGGAAGATGGCACTAAAATCATGGTTTCAGCTTTAGAGGTTGGCGGTATCGTTACTCTCGAAGATGGTACTCCTGCTCCTGCCGGTGAACACACTTTGGCAGATGGCACAGAGATCGTACTTGCTGAAGGTGGTGTTATCGCAGAAATCAAACCGAAGGAAGTAGAAGCTCCAGAGGTTAGCGTTGAGATCGAAAGCGGTAAAGACATGAAAGAAAAAGAAGATCAAATGGCTGCCAAGTTTTCTGAAATTGAAAACAGAATCGCAGCAAGTGAGCAAAGTTTTTCTGCTTTACAGTCTGACTACGAAGGTCTGAAAGCTGCTTTCGGTAAACAATCTGAAGCAATGCAAGGTCTGATCCAGCTTGTAGATACTTTGGTTAACGTACCTTCTCAAGCACCGGCTGAAGTTCCTAACAACTTCAAAAAAGTTAGCGTTGAAAGCAAGGCTGACAAAATCAAATCTTATTCTCAATTCGTTTCACAATTTAAAAACAAATAAAAATGGCGTTTTTGGTTACAGGCCTTACAGCCTACACAGAACAAAATGAGCAACAGCTCGTTACTGCTTCGCTGTTCGAGGCACGTACTCAACAGCTCATCCTTTCCGAAGGTAACGTAATGACAGGAGTAAAATCCTCTCAGACCGTTAACCGTATGGATACGGATGTATTTTTTCAAGACGATAGCTCTTGCGGATTTTCTGCTTCAGGAACAACTGAGTTTACTCAGCGCACTTTGACAGTAGGAAAGGTAAAGACTCAGGAAATCCTTTGCCCTAAGGATCTGGAGGCTTACTACTTACAGAAAGCTCTTCCTGCTGGTTCTAACTATGACAGCATGATCTTCGCTCAAGAGTACACAGGTCGCAAAGCTGGTAAGATCGCTGAAGCTATCGAAGTAGCTCTTTGGACTGCAACAGGTAGCGGATTCGGTGGTTCTAACGGACTTTTAAACAAATTCAAAGGTATTCGTCAATTAGTTGCTGATGCTGGAGGAACTGTTGTAAATGCTAACGTAACAGGGTTCTACGGAACAGGTGCTCCTATCACAGCTATCGATACAATGGAAAAAGCACAGAAATCTGTTCTCGCAGTTATCAATGCTCTTCCTAACGGTGTTAAAGGAAAGAATGATGTTCGCATCTTCGTAGGATGGGATGTTTATAACCTTCTCATTCAGAAGTATGTTGACCTGAACTTGTACCACTACAATCCAGGTTCTACTCAGAATGATGTTGCTGCTGAATTCATCGTTCCTGGTTCTTCTTACAAAGTTATCCCTGTTCACGGTCTGACCGGAACAAACGATATCTACGCTTTCAGAATGTCAAACATCTTCTTAGGTGTTGACCTTCAGGGTGAAGAAGATAACTTCGAGATGTGGTATAGCCAGGATGATCGTAACGTGAAGTTTAGCGCTTCATTTAAGATCGGTGTTCAATTCGCCTTCATGGATGAGGTTGTTAAGTTCGAAGCCTAATTAGTTAATCACAGGGAGGGGATAAAACTCCTCCCTTCTTAAAAAAAATAAATATGCCTTGCGCACTCACATCAGGTTATAGCTTAGACTGTAAAGACAGTTCGGGCGGTATTACCGAAGTTTATTTCATTGAAAAAGCCAACGTGTCAAGTGTTGCAACTGCATCAGGTGTAGTTACAGGTTTGACAAAGGCTGCTGGTAAGCGTTTTTGGAAATATGAACTGCCAAAAGAAACAGGTAACTTTACTAACAATCCACAGGTATCTACTGAAAACGGAACTTTGTTTTTTGAGCAAGGTCTTACAATCGTTATCAATAAGCTTTCTGCATCTGTTAACACAGAGCTGAAACTGTTGGCTCAGAATGTTTTGATCGCAGTTGTAAAGGATAACAACAATAAGTTCTGGATGCTCGGTAAAGAAAGAGGTATCGATATGGCTGCTTCTGAAAGCGGAAGCGGTACAGCGTTCGGTGATCGTTCAGGATATACTTTGAATTTCACAGGTAAAGAATCAGATCAACTTTATGAAGTGAACAGCTCTGTAGCTTCTGCACTTGAGACTGCTGGTTGATAATTGATGAAGAATAGGTAAAGCGCCTGCCTGCATTTAGGCGGGCGTTTTTTGTTAATAGGTATTTATAACAGGAATGATAAAGCTCACAAAAGGAAATACTGAAACGCTAATTTTGACGCTTAAAGAAAAGCAGACTATCTTAGATGCAAATTTTCTTATGGTGTTTCAGAGCAGGACTACAAATGATAAGGTAAAGTTTGTGCTTGTAAATAGTGCAGATCAGAGTCTTTATCAGGAT